CCAGTATGAAACAGTTATTTGTCTGCGGCGATAGTTGGTTTACAACAGACCCTAAAAATCCAACACAAAGTTTTAGCGGGCAACTAGCCCAACAGTATAATTTAAAATTGACTAGTTTTGCTCGTATGGGCTGTAGCAACTTTGCTATTGCCTTACAAATAGATCAGGCTATTAAACACGCTAAGAATTTTCACGCACCTTACTACACAAATTGTATTTTAATAGGTCCTACTACCCCAGATCGTATCGAATTGCCTATAATAGATGACAGCATTTGGGCCAAGACCCGTGAGTTTTTTAATTGGCGCGGATGGTTTGACTATCAACCCGGGGTGTATATTCGACGTCGCGGGCTGGCCAACATCAAATACAGTAGAAATGACCTAAGCAGTCAACACGAATTTCTTAAAGATCCAACTATCATATCCGAAAGTCTGAACAATTTGGCCTTTGATGAATCAGGCGCACAAGAAGCCTACGGACTTGACGAGGACCGCAAAGATGCGTTAAAATCGTATATGGTAAACCTCTATGATACCTACATTAAACGTCAATACGATAGTTGGATCATCAGCGATGCCATAAGACGTGTACAGGCCGCAGGTATACCATTCTTGGTTTATACTGCCGCACTCTACGATGGTGACTATATAGATGATGTGTCTTGGGTACCACGTGAAAACTTAATCTTGCCCGAAGAATTTAATTACTATAAACTGCCACCTTCAGGAGCAAGTATGAGCCACCTAGACACAACCGAATCACAAATAGCAACCGACTATATTGCTACAAGAATGAAAACACTAGGATTTATACAATGAGCGACCCGTTAAGCATCGGCAACGAAATGACACAGTTTGATCGTAAAAATAGAAACTTTTACGATAGTTTAACTGATGACGAAAAGAAAAAGTTTAGTCCTTACATTATGATTCGTTGGGGTAGTCTAGTTGGCGGTAATGCCGACCTACAGGCCTACTATGTAATGAGTTGTAATGAAAACTTAAATAAACACTTCTTTGACATTAATACTACACAACATAAAAAGCTACAGTGGCTATTGGCCACAACAGTAAGTCCAGGTATGGGCACACACCGACATCAATGGCTAGCCCTGCCTAAGAAAGGCCCTACTGATAAGAGCGGTAAGTTTTTACGTCGACTGTTCCCTACACTCAAAGATGACGATATAGCATTACTGTCTAGTTTAAATACCAAAGACGATCTTAAACAATTAGCCTTGGCACACGGAATGACAGAAAAGGAAATTAAAGAATTACTATGAACGTCTTGTTAAATGGTTGTAGCTTTATGGATAACACCCATTACCGAGATCACTTTAAACAGTTACTTGGTGCTACAGCAGTCGTTAACATTGCCAAGCCCGGCAGTAGTAATCGTAGAATCATACGTACAACAGTAGAGTATCTAGAGAATCGCACAGTAGATTTAGTTGTACTGGGATTAACTTTTTACGATCGACAAGAAAGTCCACTTAAGCCTGAACAAGTTGATCCTTGGGTTAGTTATAATAGTCAAGGTATGCAGGCGCAGTTTGCCAGTGCCGATGACTTTGGCAGTACAGCAGAACATAAGTTAGTCGACGATTATGTTAAGTCGCGCTATAAGTTTGATATAAATCATCACTACTTAGAACAGCTATACTTAGATTTGCGTATGCTGACCGCATATCTAAGAGAAAAGAAAATAAAGTTTTGTGTGTTTAACACCTGCGATCGGCACCATCACGAGGTTGACCTTGGTCCAGAATTTATACCATTTACATTCATTGGCAACGAGTTTTTGGAAAAAAATAACTGTAAGCCATTTGAAAATGATATTGATTTGCCCGCAAACGCTAGACACTACTATGGTGAAGATGTTATACTATTAGTCGCACACATCGTAGAATACATTCAACGGACCAACCAAATTGAGTAACACATTTAAATGTCGTTATTGTGACAAAGCATTTGCCAAGGAATCAACTTTGGCAGTTCATCTTTGCGAACCCAAGCGACGTTGGCAACAAGAACGAGAAGTGGGAGTACAATTAGGCCTTAAGGCCTATTTGAGATTTTATGAAGTAACACAAGGTAGCGCCAGGCTAAAAACCTATGAAGATTTTGTTAGCAGTCCTTATTATAACGCTTTCGTCAAATATGGAAGATACTGTCAATCAATACGGTGTGTTAATTTTACTAATTTTCTTGATTGGCTACTGCGTAACAACAAAAAAATAGATCATTGGTGCAAGGATTCGATGTACACTGAATGGATACACGAATACCTACGCAAAGAAGCAGTACAAGACGCCCTGGAGAGGGCTTTAAAGGAAATGCAAACGTATGCTGACGATCATCCAGAGCTTAGAAATGGTTTTACAGATTATTTTAAATACGGTAATAGTAACCGTGTTTGCTATCATATCAGTACTGGTAGGATTAGTCCTTGGATTGTGTATAACTGTGATTCGGGTGTGGAGTTTCTTGACGGACTTACTGAAGAACAAATCCAAATAATATTGCCCTGGATCGATCCTGATTTTTGGCAACGCAAGTTCAAAGACTATCTTGCCGATACTGAGTGGGTTAAGGATATATTAGAGAAAGCAGGCCTATGAAGTTTAAGTCAGACATTGACATCGACTTTGGTGATCGCACACAGGCCTTACGTTTGCTTGATGGGATACCTGCCAGCATACTACGTGATGAGCGACTAGTTCCGCACAATACTGGCGTGTACTTTACTGATATTCCGGTGGATCCTTTTACTGGTCGTGCTAGTTTAGACTATGAAACAGCAGAAGCACGTGGCTATGCTAAATTAGATTTTTTAAATGTATCATTATATACGCAGATAAAGAATGAAAAACATTTAACAGACCTAATAGCACAAGAACCCGATTGGGCCAGTTTATACGATCGTGATTTCTGCGGCCAACTTATACACATTGGCAATCATTACGATACTCTTATTAAGATGCCCGAAGCAGTCAACAGTATTCCTAGGATGGCCATGTTTTTGGCTATTATTCGTCCAGCCAAGCGACATTTAATTGGGTTACCTTGGAAAGATGTTGCCGCTACTATCTGGGACAAAAACGAAGAAGGCTATCAGTTTAAGAAAAGTCACGCAGTTGCTTACGCACACCTGGTGGCTGTTAATATGAATCTACTGTCCAGCAACCTTGCGGACAAGAGTAATTGACTTACGTTTGCTACGTTTAGTAGCCATTTCTTTTAGGCTCACGTAAGGGCCCATTTTAATTTCTACGTCTTTTGAGTTCATTGTACGTAGGCAATGTTTAAAAACAAACCAATCATTCTTTAAGAATACATTGATTGGTATCAATCTGTTACTTTCCCACCACCAGGTTTCCCCTAGTTCTAAGAATATACGTTTGAGTGCTTCTTCTTTAAGTGCTCCAAAGTCATAAAGTGTAGTTATAACTTCGTCGGAATTTTGTATGATTCCTATGTAATCATTACCACCGTAGGTAATGTAACTAATAAATGGGTATTCGCTGAGTAAGTTCTTGTAGTGGTCTTCCACGGTGTCCTTCGATAAATATATAAAATGATTACTGTCAAAGCATATTTATATCCGAACATAGCCGAGGTCCAAATAATGGACCCAGCCATCTTTACTACAAGGAATCGCCAAGTGTACAGCCGCCCAATTAAAGTTTACCAAGGGATTGATAATCCTGTTCAAGTCATTGTCCGCAACCAAGACCAAAAATCATACGATTTAACTGGTTATGTAATGGAAGCCGCAATACAAGATCCAACCAATGGAATCACAGTAGAAACTTACGCTGTTACATTTGCCAGTAACGTAGCTCAACAAAACGGACAGGGTAGTTTTACCTTGGATAGAGCTACTATCAACTCTTTGGAACAACGCTTTTACAAGTTAACATTTAGAACAATTAAGTCAAGCGATAACACAGAGCAACCAATTTACATTGATGACAATTACGGTGTTCCGTTGGATTTAGAAGTGTTGCCAGCTTATTACGCAGATCAGGCTAGTGATACTAGCGAAGTTATATTTGATGGTGGAACAATTTAATGACAACATACGCAAACGTAGGCCACATACTATTAAAGCGTGGTAATACAATACAGAGTAGTAGTTATACTGGCCCTTTAGGCGAGATAACGTACGATACAGATTTAGGTACAGTTCGAGTACACAATAATGTTATTCCGGGCGGCGTCAATATACTTGCTACAAACGCACAGATTGACACATTAACTAACAGCATCAGTGTCATAACAGGCATTGATGCCACTTTTGTTGCCAACATTAATACATTGTTGGCCAATGCCGCTGTACAAAGTTTGGCCATTGGCAATTTACAAGCGTTTCAGACTTATGCCAATGCCACATTTGGTACCAGCAGTTATGGCAATGCCAATGTGGCCGCATACCTATACAATAACGATTTAGTTAGTAATGCTAATGTAACTGTTACTGGTAATATTACGTTAAGCGGAATTTTATCTTCCCCAGTACAAACAAAAACATCAACTTCTACTGGAACAGCTGGGCAAGTTTGTTGGGACGCTAATTATATCTATGTTTGTACTGCAACCAATACATGGAAACGAGTGGCACTAACCGGCGGCGTATTTTAATAGTTCACTATGTCATTTAATATATCAGGTGTTGCTATTGGTCCCGGAGCTTGCATCAATGGCGGGGTAGTGCCACGTGGTATTTTGGCCAACCCCGGACTCAATGCAGTAGACATCTATAACTCAGGTCAAACTTCATCGGGCTGGTATTATATTAAAACCAGTGGAATGGCTACAGCCAAATTGGTCTATTGTAATATGACCGATAATGGCGGCGGATGGATGCTAGTAAGTCATAATCCTACACAGCAATTATCTAACGGTATGTTATATCCTAATGCCTGGGTTAACGGTCAAGGTACACTAGATCGTTTTAGCGTTAATGTTATGGATCTGTGGTATCACAATAGCACAGCACAATGTTCTAGTGTTATGAAAATGGCAGCCACAAACGCAAATCAATTGCCATTTATATCTAACATGGATGTAGCTAACTACGTGACCTACAGTAATCCTGGGATATTATCATTAAGTACTCTAGCAACACCTAACGCATTTATCACTAATAATACCTTTACCGGTACCTGGCAACCATTAAAAGGACAGTCT